ACCCCTGTAGGTGCTAATATAACACCAATTTCTCCTTTTGCCAAACCTCCACGAAGAAGATTGTCAATACCGGGAATTCCAATTGGAACTGGATGTCTATAGTCGTCATCTAAAACTTCTTCAAGGTTAAAGAAAACGTCGGTTGTTCCTTTATCGACCTCACCAACCTGTAACGCTCCTCTTACCATTTCTTCTAAGTGGTCATAACTTTCAAACTCACCTTTATCAATGATTGATTGAGCCTTTGTCATAACCTTCTGTAATTCTTGTTGTTTACAGAATTTTAATGACTTCTCTTGAACAAAGATTGAACCTTCATCAGATACGTCTTTTACTTGTTGTAGTGTGTCCAAAACACTCTTCTGAGCCATTGGAGAGGATATTTCTGACTTTGTTAGTTGTTCTAAAGTATCAAATGTAGGAGTATGTTCATATTTTGAATAATACTCCTTAATCATTTGACAAATGATACGAAAATACTGGTTATCAAAGTAATGTGGGTCAATGACTTCGAGAATCGAATTTGAGAAATCCTTGTATACTATGATGTTATTTAACAACTGAATTTGAAAGGTATTTCCTAAGTATCCGAAGCTTTTTTTGTCTGACATATTATATGATTTTTTTATTTTTGTATATGATAAATATGATTAAACTAACGAATAGTTTAAGTAATTGTAAGATAAATTTTTAGCTGAAAAAATGTCAGTAAGCTCTCTTAATATGTTTTTTATGGATGGCCTTACGTCCAGCGTATATCTTACCTTCGGTGGGTATAATTTAGCGTCGATGATATGGTGACAAATTGTCTCATTACCTACCCTTAAAATAATGTTAAATCTTTCAGGACCATCAGTATTAGATGTCTCTAACACATTTGAGTCCTCCTCAATTTGAAATCTATTTTCCAACATATAAACAACACACTTATTTCTAAGTTTGGTTTGTAAATCGGTTTTTAGTTCGAACATGTAGCTCATCAACTCTACACTACTTTTTGCTTTTGGGTTAAACCCTTTGACATTAAAGAATCTTTGAACCACAAAATTATCATTTAATGTGATAAGGAATTCAACTTTAGTTACGTCATTTTGTTCTTTCATAATTTTACTTTTTGTTTTTGAATTTTGACTTTTCTTTTCTTGTTAACTTTAAAAACGGTTTTAAAAAATAAGTCCAATTATCATCTGTTTTTGGTAGGTATTTAAATATCCCGTCTTCCATCATCATACGAATTAGGTTTTTATATCCCCTACCATCAGGGTCCAATGATTCTGAATAATATGCGTCAACTAATTCTCTACCTTCTTGATTTATAAGTGGTTGACTTAAATCAACAAGTTTTCTGTTTATCTCATAATACTCATCACCAAATACACCTTCTTTTGTTTTACCAGACAAAAGATTTTGTAATGATTTGTTGTCTTTATTTTCTTTAAGTAGTTCTTCACCCTTAGATAGAATATCGGATAATTCAACCTCTTTTTCAAGTAGTTCAGGAAAAAACTTAAATAAAGTCTTTTCACCTAAATAAAAAATGCCGTCGATATTATCGGATGAATCACCTGTAAGGATTTTAATAGTTTTGACATTATAATGGGGAACTTCAAAATCGCTCATTTTGATTGTATCCCCATTCTTATAATATCTTTTTGTGGATGGTGAATAGATAGTTACCCTTTCAGAAATTAATTGTGTAAGGTCTCTATCACTAGAGAATATTGTTTTATCCTCGTCTTCAGAAATTTGGCAGTAATAAGCAATTAAATCATCAGCCTCTGAATGGTCAACTTCAACTTGTCTAACAAACATTTCTTCAAGGTATTGTTTAACTCGTTGTTTCTGACTTTCGTAAGAAGCTTGTTTGAACTCATTAGAATCGTCCCTACGGTTTAACTTATACTTGGGGTATATCAACCTTCTCTGTGATGAGTTCGTGTTGCTATCCCAAAATACAACAACTTTATTATAGTTGGTTTCTTCCAAGAACTTTCTTAAAGTATTCAAAAAGTGCCAAATAGCACCGATATGTTGTCCATTGTGAAAGTAATCTTTCACTCCGTGAAAACCAATTTTTATCAAATTGTTTCCATCAACCAATAAGGTTTTCGTCACTTTTTTCTTTTTTAATTATTACTACTCTACTTCTTCTCTTTCTGCTTTCAAATCAAAGTCACCATCAACTCCGATTATCTCTTTCCAATACTCAGCATATTCTTTCTTATACTTTTCAATGGATGCTTTCTCCTCAGTTGTATCTTTACCAGGAAGAAAACCATGTGGTGTTACAATTATTCTTCCATCTTCAAACCCAAGTCCGTTGATGTGGTTTTTCATAACGGATACTTTTGTTCTTGATGCAAACTTAACTGTTCGCTTGTCTTTGGTTGCGGTAATCTTTGTAGTTCCCGCCCCTTTTTGATTTCCAAATAAGAAAACCAAAGAAGAGTTTAACCAAATTGCTTCACCACCTTTTGCTTTAATTTTAGGTTGACCGAATGGATTATCAGGTAATTCAACCCACGGTTGATTTACGATGATTAAAGTATTTTCAAACTTAGAATCAGATTTACGTGAACCTGAAATACGTTGGTTAATACCCATACCAATCTTGTCTGCTAATGTAGAAGCGTTGTGTTGTTTACCACCTTTACCTTCATAAGTCATCTTACAAGGAACAGAACCAACTGAATCCCACAAGAAACATAATGAATAATCCAATTCACCTTTTTCTTGTGCATCTAACAAACTATTAATGTAATCTGTAATTTGTTCGATGTATTCAAAGTTGTTATTAAAGATAAAGAATCCGTCCCAATCAAGTTCACCCGTTTCAGTATCAACAACTTCTTCACATTCAAATCCCATTATCTTTGCATGTTCGAAAGACCATTTTTGTTCTGTGATAATAAACACAGGTAAAATACCTTTCTTTTGTGCATCGACAGCGGTTTTAACAAGTGCTGTTGTTTTTCCTGTATCGGAGTGACCCAATAACATATTTAAGTGTCCAATCGCAGGACCTGGTAAACCAACCGCGTCTAAAAAGTCGGAACCTAAATCAAAGAATCTTTGAGGTTTGTACTTTGCAGATGTAGAGAATTTTTTCTTTAGTGAACTAAAGTCGTTCTTTTTAATAGCCATTATAGTTCGTAAATTTTAAAATTTGTTATAGTCTCCAACTTGTCTTTTGCGTCTGTAAGTTGTGTAACTAAATTATCCATTTCTTCGGTGTGTTGTGGGTGCTCTCCAATCCCAACAGGGTTTACAAAATAAACATAAAGTCTTGCTTCTGCATCTGCAATCTCTGCTTCATATTTTTTTATAAGAGCGTCTTTTAATTTTTCAGCTAAAAAAGGTTTCATTTTTTTTTGATTTTAAAAAACTTGGACACTTAGTCTGTCTGAGTGTCCAAGTTAAAGTTTAATTAGAATGGCAAATCTTCTGCCGGTTCTTCGTTTGCTTGTGGGTCAACATGGGTTGGTGTTTCTTGTTTTACTCCCCCAAGAGAAATGTCTGCAGTTTCACCGTAAACATATTTTTTAAGTTCAGATGACCACATTGGTGTCTCACCAACTGCAACCGCCTCTAAATACTCAACAGGTTTTTTAGAATATACATCATTCCATGTCAACTCATCTTCCAACCATCCACTCATGATTCTTTTATCTTCGTGAAGTAATGCTGGGTCGTCATACATAACCGTTTGAATTACGGTATACTCTTTTCCTTGTGGAGTTTTAGCTTTCTTAAGTTCGATGATTAGGTCACGTCCTTTTTCAGCGTCTGTGATATCACCTTTAGCTTTCCAAATAGGAAGGATTTTATCCAAAATACCTTCGTTTTTGTAATTGTGTTTGAATCTCCAAAATTTAACACCATCTTGTTCGTTATCACGGTCAATTACTCTAACAATGTAGAATAAACGTGAACGGTATTGTGATGCCAATTCTTTGTCTTCTTTTTTACCCGTTTGGATAAGTTCGTTATAAACTTCTGTAAGTGGAGAACGTTCGTTGTCGTTTTTCTCAGGGTCGTATAATTTAACCCATTGTCCGTTAACTTGGATTTCGTGATACCAAACCTCAACAAATGGTGACGAACCATCTTTAGTTGGTAAGATACGAACTCTACGTTGTGCAGAAGTTTCGTTTTTCATTAAGATTGCCGAAAAATACTTCTTTAATCTGTCTTCTTGTGAGATACTTGTTCTCTGTGAACCACTTGGTTGTGCGTTCTTTTCGTACTGTGCTAGTA